CAAATACTAAAACTTAGGGAAGAGAGCGGACAGGCGGGTTTAGTCACCGCAGATAACCAAGCACTATCGCGTTTAGAGGAATACCTTTGCTCAAAGTTCCGCACGGCGACGGCATTGAACACGCCCGCTGATTTCCGCGTCGCCAAGGCGTTCGCCTCTTTGCCTCTGTCGGTGATTGGGGCGGGCATTGACCGAGTTTTGGAGAAGTATCCTAAGACGAGAGCTTTTGCGAAGTTCGAATGGGGGATTGAGGAGGTGTTGGCGGAACGTAGGGCAAGTCGTCCTATTCCGAATCATCTGGATTATTGTCGCAAGGTTTTGGGGGTATAAAACTGAATTATTGTCGAAGAGTGTTAGAGAAAGGAAAAAATGAATAAATTAGAGATACCGAAACGCTTTAAATTATTCGGGAAAACAATAGAAGTGAAACAGTCAAATAGCCTATCATCCGAACGGGACTTGGTTGGCGCGGGTAACCTTAAAGTGCATGAAATACAACTACAAACAAATTGTGATGGATATAAAATTAAAGATGAAGAAATGGTAATAACTTTCTGGCATGAAGTAGTACATTTTATCATGTATGATCTGGAATTTAAACTTGAGGACGGCACGTATGCTCATAGGAATGAGCAATTTTGTAATTTGCTGAGTCTATGCCTTCAGCAAGTATTAAGTACTATGGAATATGAAGAATGATGAATGAAGAACGAAGAATGAAATTGGAAGGGGATGGGGGGAAGTTACGATGAATGACAGATTTCAGAACTATCGAATCAATGAGGATGCAGAAAAGGAAGTCTTAGTCATAATGATGACCTCTTCCGATTCTATCCCTCAGATTACGGGAATTATTGGGAATAATGCTGAAGTTTTCGGTATTGTCCGACATCAAGTAATCTTTCAGGCTATCCTTGATTTAGAACAGGCCGGTCTTATTCCTGAGCCTGCCAGCGTTGGGGAGCAACTCAAAAAGAAAAATGAACTCAATATCGTTGGTGGAGCGGTGGGGCTTTTTGAAATGATTAAATCGAGTGCTGAGGTTTCCGAAAATGCCGGGCATTACGCTGAACTTGTGAAAGAGGCGGCGATTGAGCGGAAGCTGTTGAGAATTGGAAAGCAAATACCTGCTGTTGTCCAAAATGGCGAGTTGACATTAACGGGAAAATTAGAGCGGATTGAATCAGCGGTATTTGAGGCAACGGGAACGGCGGGTGTGTGTCAGGCTGTGTTACGAGATCAAGCCAAGGAGTTTCTCGGTTGGTGGGACGCTCGTTTTGACCAGGACGAGGCGTATGAGATACCAACCGGATATCCTTCTCTGGACTTGGCTACTCTTGGGCTTCATCGAGGCGAATATACTATTATCGCGGGGCGTCCAAGTGAGGGAAAGTCGTCGTTTGCGTTGAACATCATCCAATATATTTGGCGAAAGCACCGAATACCCACGCTAATCTGTTCGTATGAGGAATCTTCGCGGGCGATATTCATGAGGTTTGCGGCGATAATCACCGGTATACCGCTTTATGAAATTAGAGCGGCGTCGAAGGGGATGGGTACAATTGAGCGCGGAGATGACAATTACAAGGCGGTAATTGACGCAATTACACAAATGAGCGATATGGATATCCCACTGTGTGAATCCTTTCCCAATATTGAAGAGTTAGCACTTTTGGCGCGTCGAACGAAAGCTCAAAAAGGCGATTTCATTCTTTTAATCGATCACATTCAGATAGCTCCATCGAGTTCTAAGGGGCAAACGGAATATGACCGAATCAGTGATTTTAGTCGCGGGTTAAAAAAGATAGCCACGGCTAATGACATTGCTGTATTGGCGGTGTCGCAACTTAGTCGGGATTCCGTCCGCGGGGTTAAAGTCAGCCGACCAGAACTTCATCATCTTAGGAGTTCTGGGGCACTTGAGCAGGATGCCGACAATGTTTTTTTCGTGTCTTCTCCCGAAATAGAATATGAGGAATTACAAGTATGTGAAGCTAAAAGTGTTTACCTTGCCAAACAAAGGAATGGATGGGTGGCGGATATAGGCTTTCAGTTTGATAAGCAGTGTTTGAGATTTAAGGAGGGATAGGCTAATATCAGACGGGGTATCCTGCCGCAAAAAAGATGAAACTGTACAATGGAGAAGAGTTTAGCACGTTGACAACTACGCATGGTGGTAGCTACGAAAGTTGTCAATGGTGCCACGGTGAAGGTTGTATAGCTTGCGTTGGTGAAGCGAAAAAGGATGCAGAAAAAGCTACGGAACCACTATTCGTAGCAGACCGCAATAATCCAGATGACATGCGATTACTGAAAGAATACTTTGGTTTACATGCGCTGCAACATGCTTTCGGTCCAGAAGGAACTGGCATGCACGAGATAGAATACAATGCTTGTATCGCAAACTTATTTCAACTTATGAGGAAAGAATCTTTCGACAGGTGCGCATCGGCCGGTGTAAAGGCCGAAGGCCGGTGTAGCGAGCGTGCGATGCGTCCTTCGGTCGACGCCTTCCTCTTCGAACTTCCCTAAGGTGGGTAATCATGAAAAACTTGACGGATGAGATAGGGTCTGAGTTACTTGGAAAGATAAAGCAGATAACTGGACATCCAGGGAAGATACTTGTTCTTGGTGTATCCAGTGATGCAAATGAGGAAATGTGTTATTACTGGTATGAGTTTTTGAAACGGCACCCGACATGGACATTTCAGACTCTGGATGAAGAGGTTGCGGAACGATTTGGGGTTTCGGCTCGGACGGTAAGACGGGCCCGACAGTGCAAGGTTAAATTGTCCTAAATGTCCAAACAACAACTTGACACACAAAAAAAAACTATGTATAATTTGTACATAGCTATTCTTTCTTTTTTTTTGATGATTTTATTGAGACTTTCTTAAAAGGCCGAATGGTTATCTGCGGTGACAAAACCCGCCTGTTGTGGCGCGCTCTCTTCACTCAGTCACATCAACAGGCGTGTCTAAAACGCAGATGACAATTAAATCAACCCCGCCTGCGGGTATATGGGGTACCCCGGACGGGGTTTTTGTGTTTAAGGGAAGTTCGATACCGCTACACCGGCCGATGGCAGAAAGACCATCTGTATGGATATATCATTATTTCAATTGCAATTTGAATATTGCCAGCTTGAGAGAAAGTGGTTCAAGCGTAAGAAGCATTATGAGCGTATGGTGGAGATTGAGCGCCTTTTAAATGTGTCTGTTGAAGAAGACGAAACTGCTGAAAATGTTGGGGGGGGGCAGGAGCTCCCTGCTGCTCCATCTAATGAAGAATTATGGGAAAGAGAAAGGAAAAAGCCGGGGTTACCGGTGTGGTGACAATGGGTAGACCTTCAAAACTTACACCAGAATTGCAAGAAAAGATTTGCGGATATATCGCAGAAGGGAATACGATAGAAAATTCCTGTGCCGCAGTTGGTATCTCTTCAGGTTGCTACCGACAATGGATGATCAAAGGGCGTGAACAAAAAAGCGGAAAGTATTTTACATTCTTAACGGCGGTAAAAAAAGCTGAAGCTAAAGCCCAAGCGCGCTATGTGAAGATTATCCATGATGCTTCAGAAACGACTTGGACGGCTGCTGCTTGGTGGCTTGAGCGCAAGTATCCTGCGCAGTGGGGGCGCAAGGACCGCCACGAAATATCGGGAGGCGACAAGCCGATTGAAGTCGAAGCGACAATTACAATTGAACAAATCAAAAGTATCGAAGCTGAGCGAAGACGACTTGTTGACGAAACCCTGCGGGGAGACGCTGGAATGGATTCGCCAGAAGCAACGGAAGTTCCTGCAAGGGGACGACGAGGCTGGGGCGGAGTTGCTGGCGGAGCCGGGCATCTTGATGTCCACAATTTTATACATTATCACGAAGACGAAGACCAGACAGTTACTGATTCCGAATATAGCCCAAACCCTCCTCCTACAAGCGGTTGAGACGCAACGGCAGGCAAGGAAGCCGATTCGTATTATCATCTTAAAAGCGCGCCAGGAGGGCATGTCTACCGGGATAGCCGGATGGATGTTCCTCAATTCTATCTGCCAGAGAAATGTTTCGGTTGGTGTGGTGGCTGATCTTGATGAGAATGCGGCGCTACTGTTTGAAAAGTATCGAATTTTTGATGAAGAATTGCCGGATGGTATTTGTCCTTCGAAGCGGTACAATGTGCGCGGGAAACGTCTGGTGTATGAGAACGCGGACAAACCGGCCGCTACTGATAGTTTGCGCTCCCGAATTGATGTAATAGTGGCGTCGGATGCCAGTACCGATCAAGCTGGCCGGACGGGGCGATCGAGAACATACAATTATTTGCATCTCTCTGAGACGGCATTTTGGGCAAACGCGGCGGCGACAGTGCAAAGTTTGTTTCAAACGGTGCCTGATGACCCGAATACGGCTATTTTCAATGAGTCAACGGGGAAGGGCTACGGCGACCACTTTCATCAAGAATGGGAGAGAGCTTGCAAGAAGCAATCTGATTTTTTGCCTTTATTCCTTCCATGGTTTATTCATCATGAGTATACTAAGCCTTTCGATTCTGCGCAAGAGCGCAAAAGATTCGAGGGTACGCTTGGCGAATCTGAGCAGGCGGAATATAGTGATGAACTTTCTCTGTTAGAATCGTATGAGCTCACTTTTGAGCAACTCAACTGGCGTAGGTGGCAGATTAGAAATAAGTGCAATGGACGGGTAGCGACTTTTCGACAGGAATATCCGAGCACGCCTGAAGAAGCCTTCCAGGTTGGTGGGCATCCAGTCATCTCGCCAACGAAGTTATCGGTGTATCTGAAAGAGTGCTGTCCGCCTATCATGCGCGGTGATTGGCAGCGCGATGCAACGGGCAATGTGATTTTTAATGAGGATGCAAATGGACTTGTGACAGTATGGCAGCCTCCGCAGCCGGGTTGTGAGTATGTTATTGGTTCAGACCACGCTGAAGGATTGGATAGCGGTGATTTTAACGTGGCGGTGGTAATGGAGCGACTGACGCAAGCGGTGGTTGCTCGGTTGCGGGGGTATGACGGAAGACGTGTTACTCCTGATGACTTTGCCGATCACTTAGCAATGCTTGGTGAGTGGTATAATGAGGCGTGGATTAATCCGGAGAACAATCTTGATGGCGGGACGGTGTCTCGACGACTGGAAAACGAGCTGCATTATCGTCGTCTGCTTGATGAAATTATCTTGGAGGTCAGCCAAACGAAGCGTGTTGGTTGGCGCAATAATACGGCGACGCGAAAGCGTGTGGTGAATTTAGTCGTCGATTTTTTTGAGAAGGAAAATGGGGAGGTTCCAGATCGGAAACTGATAGAGGAAGGACTATCGTTTGTATGGGTGAACGGCAAACCGCAGGCACGAAGGAAATTTGAGAAGAGGATGCCGGGCGAGCCGGAACTTGGCTTTTATGATGATTGTCTTTTCGCCCTTGGTGGTGCGTTATTGGGTCATCAATATCTACCTGCGCCGATGCCACGGCGATATGTTCTTAAGCAACAGGAACAGGAATATGTTGACCCTGAGATTGCAGAGATTGAAGACCGAAACCGGTCGTGGCTCAAGTATATTTGAATCAAAAAGGAGAGCATTCATGTCGGAAGATAAGAAAGAAACAATTTTGTCGAAAGATGAGAAGACTTTTGCTGTATATCTTGAACAGCAAAAGGACAAAGCTGCCGCAGCGGTTGAGGCGTCGCCGGAGTGGGCAGTGTTGCAGTTTGCTAACAATCAGTTTGATGAGTATTTGCTTGCTTGTTCCCGGTCGCATGGCATTATTGAGGGCCAAGTGCGATGGGACGCGCAGGCGGAGGATATCATGATTGAAGGCTCGAAAGTGGTGAGATTGAGGGAGAAGGAAGAATCCGATGCTGTTGAACAACCAAAAGAGAATCAGCCAGTTGGATAAGAGCAGTGATGAGGAAACGATTGTCAAAATCGTCAAGGCTCTGATAAAAGAATCTCAAGATGCGATGGAGGAATGGCTTCAGCGCACGAAGACTGCCTATCAATTCTATATGGGGAATCAGTGGTTGGATGAATCCGGTGATATAGATGAGAAGGTGCCTTCTTATCGCTTCCGTACAACGCGGGATTTGATTTTCCAGACGGTTGAGACGTTGCGGCCTTTAATGACTGACAGTCGCCCGCGTATTATTATCTCTGCTGATTATCCGCGAGTGGACGCTGACCCGGCGAACCTTTTGACTGAGATTTTGACGGCGGAGCATGAACGGCGGGTGGAGGATACTCAACTGTCGTTGGTGTTAGCGGATGCGTTAATCTGCGGAAAGGGATACAAGAAGTTCACCTGGGATGCGGAGAAGGATAAAAGCGTCTCAACGATTATTCCTCCCTGGTGTTTGCTGGTGGACCCTTATGGTACATTGCCGGATTTCAGCGACCACAAATACGTCATCCACCAAAAAGAAATGGATGCCGAGGACGTGGTCCGTAAGTATGGCGTGTCGTTTGATGATATCATCGAAGAGAAGGACGCTGAGGTAACATCGGAAGGTCTGTTTTCTCAGATTCGGCGGTTTTTTTCAGGGCGTCATCAAGTGGCGCAGGTTGATTACGTCCGGCCGAGAGTGACGGTGAATGAGGTGTGGTATTTTGCCCAACTGCCCATCGACCTTGAATCGGGGGATAAACCATCTAAGACAGTAAAATATCCATATGGACGGGTGATTGCGACTTGTGGAAAGAAGTTACTCCATCTTGACGAGAATCCGTATTGGCATGGGAGAGTGCCTCTCGTGGCATTTCATGATTATCTGTTGGCTAATGATTTTCTCGGTTTTGGCGAGGTGCATCACTTACGGGATGCTCAGGTGGCAATCAATATTTTGATTAGCCAAATTATTATGAATGCTATTTTGATGTCAAATGCTCAATGGATTTACGAGAAGGGGGCGGTGCCGCGGGATTGGCTGACGAATGAGCCGGGTTTGAATATCGCTGTTGAACGCGGAATGTTGGAACGTATCCGGAAGGAGCCGGGGGTGTCGATGCCGCCGTATGTGCATCAGATGGCTCTTGATATTGAAAGGCATGCGGAACGTATTTCGTCGGTGAGTGAGGTTTCGCAGGGACGACAGCCGGGGAGTTCGGCAAGTGGCGTGGCTATTGCGGGGCTTCAGCAGGCGGCGTTGGGAAGGACGAGACACAAGACGCGGCTAATGGAAGAGAGTTATCGCCAATGCGGTCGGATTGAGGTATCAAATCTCCAACAATATGCCGGTTTTTATGACCCACGGCAGACAAATGATTATGAGTTAGGCGAGTGGATGATGTGGGAGGAGCGGATGCGGAATCTGATGTATGATATTGAGATTGAGAGCATGGCGGAACTACCTCATAATTTAGAAGGGAAATTAGCTTTTGCCTTTAATATGCTCGATCGAGGTGTGTTTGATATTATTGAATTTCTGGAATTTACTAACTTGCCAATTAGCGACCGATTACGTGAGCAGCATGAAATGATGGCACAGCAGGTGCCGATGCAACCGGGACAGCAGCAGGCAACAACGCAGGAGGATTTGATGGGGTTGAATCGGTTGGGGCAAGGCGTATCCGAAGGGACGCAGGCGGTGGCGTGATGTCGGCCGGTGTAGCGGTATCGAACTTCCCTTATAATAAAGCTATATCATAAAGTTTCAATTGCCCGGTTGCCGCCAGGCAATTGATAGTCATCCCGGCAAGGATGACAGTATTTAACTAACGAGGTAATTATATCATGAATGACGAACAAATTCAAGACCAGGGCCCCGACGTCGATGAAACGGCGACCGACCCGGACGAAGCTGCCGTGGGTGTTCCGGCAGCGGGTGACGAGGCAGCGGCCGCGGCGGAGGGTACAGTCGCAATAGAACCGAGTGCGCCTGATTCGACGGAGGATGGCGACGCGGGTGCCGACCCGTTAAAGGATCTGTTGGAGCGTGACGAGTACATTCCTAAAAGGGATTATGTACACGCTGCACGCAAAATAACACAGCAAGGACAGGAGTTAAGCTCCAGGGATGAAGAACTGCAACGCGCGAATGACCGCATTGCAGTGTTGGAACAACAAATTACTGCTAGACAACAGACACCAGCGCAACAGAATCAGCCGGGATTTGGGTTCGGACAGCAGGGCGCGCCGGCGGCGTCAGCATCTATTAGCAGTGATCCAACCGTTACAGAGCTTAAACAACAGGTGTCCTTGTTGACTGATGCGTTTTTGGAACTTAACGACCAGCAGGGTCAGGTGACTGAGCGACAGGTTATCGCTCAGAGGTATGGCGTCAATGACGCTAGGGTTCTCGACCGCTATGAAGAGTTGAAAAGCGAAGGAAAAGACTTTGAAGCGCATGATTTATTGCGTGATGCTAAGGAGATTGCGACGAAGACAACCACTACGGCACGGAAGCGGCGACAACAGGCACAGACGCAGGTGATGGATGGTAGCGCAGCCGCTACGTCAATTACTAATCCTTCAGCACCGCCTGTGGATGCACGCGCCCAGTCAAAAGATCCTGTGGATAGGAAGTTAAGTCGAAGAGACAGGTTAAGAAAAAATGCAGGTTTAGATTAGCTATGGAGAGGTGCGGACTGGCAACTGCGCTTCTCCCTTCCCTACGAGGAAGATTGCCAGATAGCGCCATTTGCCATAGAGGAGTTGTAAAAAATGGCGTTGTTAGACGAACTGACGGCAACGACATTGGACGCCTACACTGATTTGAACAAAGAGATTTTGGCGACCGATGATGCCAGTTGCCGGATGTTCCTAGAAGAAGCAAGACGCGACAAACGGGCGGGAAACAATATCACCGCGCCGATTAGATACAAGCGTCTCAACGGAGGATGGTATACGGGCTATGATCAATTTAATGTAGCTCACGTACAAACCCACGATTCCGTGACGATTCCCTGGCGTAATGTCTATGTGAATTTGACCATAGATGAAGATACGTTGTTGGAAAACTGCGGTATGAATCTCCAGGATTTGCTTAAAATAAAGCGATTACGAGATATACCGGCGCTGCAACGTGAAACCATTGTGAACATCATCGGCGACCAGATGGACGCCGCTATTGAGGATATAAAGAATCTCATAGCTGATGGTATTTATAGTAACGGCAGCGCAAGTGACGGCAAGCAGCTTGATGGGCTTGAGCTCATCATAGACAATAACACTTCCAGCTACGGTGGAAAGGCTTATACCGACTTTGGGCAGTTCGACAAGGAAGGCGTAATTTCTGGAAGTTTAGATTATATTTGGGCTTCTAAGAAGTCCAGTAATAGTGGTACTAATAGACCACTCGATTTGTATCTCCTTGGTCAGTGTATTGCTGACACGAGACACGGCGGGAAGAAAGCTACTTGGGCATTTCTTGATAAAGATCTTTACGATGCGCTTCAGTTGTTGCTTGAGGGTCAGAAGATCTATGAGGATGCACAAGTAGCGGAGATAGGTTTTGAGCATATTAAGTGGAATGGCATAACGTTCATCGAAGATGAAAAGGTGCCATTAAACAAGATCTATTTCATCAACAAACGTCATTGCTGGATGCAAATTCACCCGAACCTGGAATTTGTTTTCAGTGGATGGAAGGAACCAACTAATCAAGCAGCAATGACAGGTCAACTTAAAGCTAAGTTGAATCTGGTCAGCGATGACAGAGCTGCGCAATGCGTGCTTGATGACGTATCACCATAAGGAGGGGATGGAAAATGTTGGAATTAACACCGCAGGATATTAACGAGGAAAGTTCGTCCCCAAAGGTTCGCGCTGGCTCTTATGGGCGTGATTGGTTGGGACGAGTATGGGTTTATCTGCAAGCGTCAACGGCGTTAGATCAAGGGCATGCAGTAGAGCCCGCAAGTTACGCAATTACTAGTGGTCTCGTGGAAACGGCGGCGGCGGCTGATACGCGCCGGGTACATGACACTGGCGTATTTACCACAACGAAGTTGGTTGACATGATGCCTGATACGGAAAATGGGCATACTTATAAGTTATGGGTAAATGCTGGCGCATCTCAAGGCCAAGGTGGCCCGATTTACAATCGCGTCGATGATGATTACGTTGACGTTTACTGGATTAATTCTGATGATGGCAAGATTGCCACGGCATTGACGACCGCATCTACATTTGTGGTTTATTCTTTGACCAGGGTGAAGGGAGTGGCATCGCAAGCAGCTTCGCGTATTGTCGCCTATGTGCAACGCCAAGCGGGGATTACTGATGAGTATTGGTTCTGGGGATTATCGAAAGGTGAAGGCGTAGCGAAACTTGATGCCAGCGCTCAAAATGCGGTTGGTGGAAGTGTCGTCGTGGCCGCCGCGGTTGCTGGTTTAGTTGAAGGTGTTGACACTACGACACATGGTGAGTCTCATGTATTTTATGCCGGTGGAATGGCTATTATGGATCAAGATGCTGATGGCTTAGTGCCAATTATCGCGGACTGTTTAACTATTGCTAGTATCCAAGTACCGGCTAACTTAAACGCTGCCTACCCCGCTCTCCGGTAGGCCAACCGGGGTGGTTTTGTGCCACCCCTAATTTTTTTTATGTTAAAAACAAGTGATGATTCTAATAAGATAGAAAATGTACTAATGATTGTAATTGATTGTCTACGCGCTGACCATTTGCGTTGCTATGGTTATCCCATACAGACGGCAGCATCAATTGATGCTTGGGCTGATGTGGGCAATCAATTTATGTTCGCTTCTGGTTGTACGCGGACGATGTACGCGATGGCAAATTTATTAACTGGGCGAAGATATTCTTCTATGTCAGAGAAGCATACTTATTTATCCGAGGGTAATGGTTTGCTCTGGCAAGCATTGGAAAGCAAGGATTGTTTTTGTTATTCGCCCAATGCTATTGTAAACGGCATTCTCCTGCCTTCGGGTTGGGAGGTGCCGGGCGAAGAATCAAAAGATTGGTTAGCCAAGGATTTGACTGATAGAGCTATCAGTCGAATTGAAAAGCAAAATGGTTGGTTTGGTCTCCTCTGGTATGGTGATGTACATGCTTATCAAACCTTTTTCCCTGTGCAGAGAGAGTTCCATTTGGAGTTGAAGGGCAATATTCCCAAGAATACGGAGTGGGGTGGAAGGTGTCTATCGTATTTGTACGATATGGCGATTACTCATGTTGATTTGGAGTTGAGGCGGTTGTGGAAGATGGTTAATACGACCAATACGGCGATAATTATTACAGCGGATCATGGAGAGAGATTGTTCCCTGAATTTTCTCATTTAGGAGCGCCGACGCCTGAGTTACAGAGAGTTCCTTTGATAATCATATTACCCGGCCAGAAGCCAATGAATAGGCTTTGGATGGAGCCGGTATCGTGGTTGGATTTAGCTCCGACTATTGCGGGTATGTTTGGTTTGGAAAGCCCTCCCGAATGGGAGGGAAGGGATTTATTTCAATTGCTGACTGAAAGTAAAAATACGCCAGAGATGTTAGAAAAACTGAAGGCGTTGGGATATGTATCTTAGTAGCATTTCAAGTCAACAGGGCAACCTGTATGGCGATGGATAGGAGGATGGAGAAATGCCAGCAGTAAAACACGATTCTACTGGATTGTGGCGGAATCATGAGAAGTTTGGACAGAGAAGTATTAGTTTAAGACATGCGCTATTGGGGGCACGTCTTGATGATAATGATGATTTAGAGATTTACAGAGGGGTTGGGCAGAACGCCAAGGGTTTAAAGATTAACCAGGCGGATACTACCAATAATCCCAGGGGTTTGGAGGTTGTTAATGCCGGTACTGGGAATGGGGTTTTTATTGACCAAAACGGGAACGGGATTTCACTGAATATTGATAGTGAGGCAACGACGAGCTATATTATCAATATTAATGGGACAACACTGACAACTGGTAGAGGAATAGATTTAAGTGATCTGGATGCGCTAACGACCGGGAAAGGTATTTATGTTAAATCCAATTCTACGAGTGACGGTTCGCGCAATTTAGTTCAGGTTCATAACAATAACATTTTAGCGAC